GTCGGGGAGAAGAGCCGGACAAAGTTCATCCTTGAAAAGAACTGGGGAAACGACGGGTATGCCTTTTGGTTTAAGCTACTCGAACTTCTTTGCGCGGCAGACGGCCAGTATTACGACTGCTGGGACAAGATGGGCTGGGAGTACCTACTCGCCGTCACCGGAGTTACAGCCGAAACGGCGGAGGCCATCCTGAACACGCTCGCCTCCATGGGCAAGGTTGACAAGGAACTGTGGGAGAGCTGCCGCGTCATTTGGGTGCAGTCCCTCCTTGAGAACCTCCGCCAGCTTTACTCAAAGCGCACCGCAGCACCGACGAAACCGTCGGTCGATAACTTTCCCGGCCGCAGGGTGGAAAGCCCTGCACAGGAGCCCGCAGCGGCCACAGAGGCAGAGGGAACGCCACCGGCCGTACCGGAGCCCGCGCCGGAGGAGCACGACAAACCGAAAGCTCCCCGGCGTAAAGCCGGGAGCCTCTCGGCAGAGCAGGCCGAACGGTTTGACCGCTTCTACGCGGCCTACCCGAAGAAGGTGGACCGGGCCACGGCAGAGCGGGCGTGGGCCAAAATCAACCCGGAGCCGGACGACGCGGCGACCGACAGAATCATCGCGGCGGTTGAGGCCGCAAAGAAATATGACAGCCGGTTCAGGGAGCGGCAATTCACGCCAAACCCGGCAAGCTGGCTTAATGCAAAAGGCTACATGAACGACTACACAGGAGGTGAGCAGCGTGGAAACGATGACGGCTATGCTGGATTCACTCCGTCCGGCGGATTCGGCTCGTTCGGCTGAGACCACACAGCACCGACGGCCGACAAGCAAGGATATTCTGGCTGGCGGTTACAACTGCCAGCGCGAAATCCCGGAGCCGGTCGAGTGCGAGTTCTGCGGCCGGAAACTGTACCACGAGGCCCTTGTGATGGGCCGAACGGTCCTCATGTTCGCACCGTTCCCACAGAGATGCACCTGTGACCGGGCAAAAGCCAAATGGGCGGAGGCAGACGCGGAGGAGGCCAGACAAAAGGCGGAGGCCGAGAAAGAGGCGGCGCAGGCCAAACGACGCGCCAAAATCGAGAGGCTGCTCGGCAGGAGCGGCATCAAGAAACGCTTCCAGCAGCGGACGTTCGCCAACTTTATCCGGGACACCCCGGAGCGGAGGCGGTGCTACGACACGGCCAAAACCTATGCAGACAGCTTTCCACAGCGCGCAGAGCGCGGCGAGGGCCTCTACATAGAGGGAACCTACGGGACCGGCAAAACGCACCTCGCGGCCGCCATCGCCTTGCAGCTTATAGGCTGCGGTGTCCCGGTCGTCTGCAAGACGTCCGGCGACCTGCTGGCCGACATTAAGGAGGCTTTCGACAGCGGAGACGCCACCGAGTACGAGATACTCAAGGCGTACAAAACGGTCGATTTGCTCATTGTGGATGACCTCGGAAAGGAACAGTGTACAGAATGGAGCGTGAGTACCCTTTACGCCATTCTCAACGACCGGTACGAGGATATGAAGCCGACCATCATCACGACGAACTACAACGCCGACGAGCTGGTGAGAGCCCTTACCCCGAAAGGCGGCGACGGCACGAAAGCCCGGGCCATCATAAGCCGCCTGCGGGAGGTCTCGACGGTCATCACAATGGCATGGGCCGATTACAGAGCAGGAGGAGGCAGACGAAATGCCTGAACTGAGACAGGAGTATTTGGATATTCTCGAGAAGCGCGAGTGGAGCGTCAGCGGCTACACCGACGACGGCCGCGTGGAGCTCGAGTGGTGGTCACCGGCCGGAGAAGATTTCTTGGTCTGCGTGAATGTCGAGAACTTCCCGGACGAGATTCTGGATTATTCGGACGACTTTGACCCGGACGAGCATATCGAAATGTGGGTTGAGGCAAGAGCGAACGGCAGACAGGATGTGCCGGGCGCGCGGAGGCTTGCCAAAGATGCAGAGGACATCCAAAAAGAACTTGACGAGCTCGCATTTGAATTACAGGAGGCAGAAAGAAAATTATGGCTTACAGGTATTACAGCACCCTCCGCCCGCTGATGGTGGGCGGCATCCCGTTCCCGAAACAGCCCGGAGAGAGCATTACCACAATCGTCAACTTCGAGGAGGGGCGGACGTATTGCAAGGACATTGACCGGCCTGCGTGGGGTTACATCGAGTACACCGCACCGCTCGACCCGCAGCAGGTCTCGGACTACGAGCTGGTG